CGGTTTGGGGTGCTATTTCTCCGAAGGGACGGCTAATCGTATATCGTGAATATGCCGCTAAGAAGGAAAAGATATCAACATGGGCGGCTAATGTCGCAAGGCTATCCCAAAACGATGACTTAGTCGATATAGTGCTCGACCCAAGTGCGTGGGGTAATCGTGGGGATGAATTCACAATAGCTGAACAGTTTGAAATACACTCTGGAATGCGACCTCGGCCTGCCGACAATGACAGAATCGGCGGCAAAGTTTTACTGCAAGAATTAATGCGATTCCGTCCACGTCCGCCGAAGATTATGCCGCAAGAAGGATTTGATCCAGAGTTAGCGGACCGTATCCTTCGAATCCACGGCACGGCTAAATACTACGAATATTTGGAAGCTTTCACACCAGAACCAGAGGAAAACACTGAGGATTTGCCCAAATTACAAGTATTTGAAACTTGTCCAGTGTTGATAAACACAATCCCACTTTGTGTATACAACACACCAACAATGGGCAAATCAGTAAATCTAGAAGATGTAGCTGAGTTCGACGGCGATGACCCATATGACGGATTGCGTTATTTAGCTAAAGCCGCACAGAATTATTTAACCAGCGGCGTTGCAGAGAACGAGAGAAGGGAGGCACTCGACCGTGCTATCGCGGATTTTAAACGCACCGAGGATCGCTTGGCACTACATATGCGATTGGATAAGATCTTTGCGGAGGAGCGTCGTAGTGGGCTCCCGGTCAAACGTTTCCATCGAGCTAGAACTTTTGCGAGAACAATATAGTTCTTTGCTCGAGTTGTTAAAGATCGAAATGCACAAGAACGAGGAACTGCAAAACACGGTTTTCCGTTATGTTGGAGTATTACCTAAAGATCCTGAACCTCCACCAACATTCGTTGATACAAATACGGCAATCAGAAGTTGGACTAAAATGAAGGGTCGGCTCGAGGAAATGACTCGACGTCGTGCAAGTGAAAGATCTTGGGAGGATAAAGATGCCAGCAAAGTCAGCTAAGGAGATCGCTTGGGTCGTTGGTCTTTTAGAGGGTGAAGGGTCTTTTCGTTGGCACCCCGACGGCACTGCGGTTATTGTCCTTGGTATGACTGATAGAGATGTGGTTGAACACTTCAAACAGGTTACACAGACTCCCAGTGTGATTTCAATTGATACTTCTTCTAAGAACAAGCCGATGTATCGAGTGCGGCTGTTCGGTAGCTTGGCGATTCAGTGGATGCTAACACTGTACAGTCTCCTTGGAAATCGGCGGCGTGAGCAAATTAGGAACGTTATTGCTCAATGGAAGTCATACACCCCTCGGGCGGAACGTGAGAATTGGTTTACACAACCTAGCCTTAAAATTGGTGACTACTGCAAGCATGGACATCTCGTCAAAGGCTTCAATGTCCGTAAGTGTGGAACAAATCGATTCGGGACTCCTAACGTGAGGTGTCGGATTTGTAGTATTGGGACTAACCGTCCTAGAGACATTGTTTACAGGAATCATCTCATCGCTAGGCATATAGCTGAATTTGGCCCTGTGCGTGAGGACTCCTCGGATGCTACTGAGCAATCTGAAAAAGATATCATTAAAGCTCTGAAAAGGCTTGGTATCTCACGCGAGGCAGCTGATGAAGTGCTGCGGAAAGCACAGCAACAAGGAGGATACAAAAATGCCCATTCGTAGTAAGGCCCAGTATGGTCTTATGCAAGCAGCTGCTCACGGTAAGTTGAAAGGTATGGGTCCCCCGCCAGATGTGGCGCGTGAATTTATAGAAAAGACGCCACCTAAAAAACGGCGTGCATTCGCTAAAGCACTTGCATCGAGGAAAAAGAAATGAACTGGAAAACTTCGTTAGCAGGTGTATTGACATTCGCGGTTGTTGTCATCAACATCATTCTTAAGCTGCTGCACGGTCAAAGTATTTCGATTGAAGACTTTGCGGCACTTAGTGCTGGGGCAGGTTTGGTAGCGGCAAAAGATCACGACAAATGACAGAACTAGACGAGGAACTCCAAGGTTCCCTAAAAGATATCGTAACCCTGTGCGAGAAAGAGGACGATGAGATCCGAAAGGCACAGGTGCGGATGTGGAAGAAGAACGAAGAGTTCTGGCATGGTGTACAATATTTATTCTGGTCTGAACGTGATGAAACTTGGGTATCCCCACTTGATGTAACTTGGCGTAGTCAATTCACTGAAGAAGAACTACATGAACTTGGGCCATTCTACGATTATGTAGTTGATATCTTTAAGGCTCACGGCGAATCTATCATCTCCGCACTATCCGCACAAATTCCATCACTTCGGTTTATCCCGGACGATGCAGATGATCAAGCGGATGTGATTACCGCAAAGACCTATTCCAAGATAGCGGATCTAGTCTGCCGACACAATAAAGCCAAGTTGGTGTACATGCGTGCGCTATTTTACCAGTACATCAACGGCGTTGTGTTTGCATATGTGTACAAAGACACAGATCCACGATACGGCACACGCGAGGTACCACAATACAGCACAGAAACTCGTAGAGTTGATTACTTAACTTGTTCAAATTGTGGGTACGTTCGAGATGCGAACGAGCAGCAATGCCCACAATGTGGTGCCGCCGAGGCTGATTACACGCCACAATTTGAAGAAGTTCCCGTTCAAACTGGTACGGTTGCGGTACCGAAAACTCGAGTTAAAATNGATGTATTCGGCGGCTTGAATGTTAAAGTACCATATTACGCACGGCGGCAAGAGGATTGCAATTACTTAATCCTATCAACCGACCAACCTAAAAGTTTAGTTCAAAGCGTATTCCCTGATAAAGCTGATAAAATTGAGGCTGAGCATATATCAAACATGGAACGATTTGCTCGGTCTCAATACTCCTATGAGAGCGGATCAGAGCCGGAACAAAAGCACTTGGTAACTGTAATTAAGGCTTGGCTACGTCCTAGTGAATTTTGGCGAGAAAAGGATGAAGCTAAGAGAAAGAAACTACAACAAAAGTTTCCTAAAGGTTGTCGGGTCACATTAGTTGGTAAGAATAAAGTGTTCATAAGTGCGGAGGATGAAGACTTAGACGACCGCTGGGTCATAGGCCAAGCTGGTCTTTCTACATACATCCATTCCGATCCTATTTGCCGCCCGCTCGTTCCAATCCAAGAGTTGCGTAATCAATTGGTCAATCTCACGATGGACACAATTGAGCACGGCATCCCCGCTACATTCGCCGATAAAGAGGTCCTGGATTTCGACGCTTACGGGAAATTCGAAGCGGCCCCTGGATTTATATTCCCCGTAAAGATGCGTGGCAACCGTCCAGTATCGGAGCACTTCTTTACAGAACCCAAAGCTACGTTCCCTCGTGAGGTTCCTGGGTTCATTAGGAATTTAGACCAAGACGCTCAGTTCGCCACAGGCTCGTTCCCGTCAATCTATGGAGGGCCGTCTGAAGGTAAGTCGCGTACTTATAGTGAGTACGCAGCTTCCCGTCAAATGGCCCTCCAAAGGTTGTCTATTTGTAACATGCTCACCACTGATTGGTGGATGCGGACGATGGAACTGGCTGTGAGAACTTTTGCCGACTTGGTTATCGACGACGAGCGTTACGTGGAATTTGACTCTGGTTCATACGTGAACGTTTGGATCAGACGATCTGAGCTATCTGGTAAGGTTGGTGGTGTTGAACCCGAAACATCTGACGCATTCCCGGTTAGTTTAGTCCAAAAGCGTGATCTAATCATGCGATTGATTGAGCTAAACAATCAATACCTTAACACGGCGTTGTACTCCCCGGACAATGTATCTATCCTGGCAGACGTGCTTGCTTTGACTGACTTGAAACTGCCAGGTGAGGATCAACGGGTTAAACAAGTTATTGAGATAAACGACTTGCGTAAGGAAGGACCAGTTGATGAAATAACTCCAACGGTTCTGCCTGAACCAGAAGTTGATGATGACGCCGTACACATTGAAGTCCTACGGAATTTCTTGGTAAGTTCTGCTGGCTTAGATTTGAAGCGTACCAACCCTCCGGGGTATGCTAATTGTGTTGCACACCTACGATTGCACTTGCAATCGTTACAATTGAAGAGTATTCAACAGTTTGGTGGGAGTCCTCCTGGTGTAGAACCGGAGACGACTGCGGTGGAGGAGTAATGCAAAGGTCATTTCAATTGACACTTTCGTCTGGATCAACGGTCTATAACTTGTACACGTTAATGCAAAGCATTGGCGTTCCTACGGACGGTATCTTGCCTGATCGAGTCAATCAATTTGCTATTCAATTTGATGTCTCTAACGGGACGGCTAATTTGTTTGTGGGAGATTCGGCACTATCGACCTCCAATTATGGGACCAAACTCACAGCAGGTGATTCTATGGGTGCCGGACCGACCTTTGGCAATGGAATTTGCCTGCGTGATTACTACGTGTTGAGTGACACTGCTGGTACTAAAATCAACATTATTATCAACTCAATATGAAGTTCCTACTAGTATCTCGTGCTGGTGACGGCGCTCAATTGTTGAAGGTGATTGAGCGTGAGGGGAATACTGTCGGACTTCATATAAAGAACAAGAATCGGCGTAAGAATTGGGAAGGTTTATTGCCGCACGTTGATAACATTGACGATTTCGTGGACAAGGATACGGTTGTATTCTTTGACATGAGCGGCATGGGAAGCATCGCTGATAACCTCCGCAAGCGTGGTATACCTGTTTACGGCGCATCCGAATACGCTGACAAACTCGAGGACGATAGAGAGTTTGGCCTTGAAGTAATGGAAAAAGCAGGGATTAAAATCCCTGAAACTAAAACTTTCACCAATTTAGATGAAGGAATTAAATTCGTCGAGGCTAATAAGAAAAAGAGNTTCGTGTTCAAACCATCCGGCGATTTTCCTTGTAAGCTAACTTACGTCCCTGATAGCTATAAAGACTTAGCCAAGTTCATGCAGTTTGTNAAANTNAAATTTGCGGCAAAAGTGAAGAAATTNGTGCTGCAAGAGTTTGTCGAGGGTGTAACTGTATCGACCGAAGGTTTCTGCAACGGAAAAGGATTTGTAAGGCCGTTCAATCACACCGTTGAAGTTAAGAA